GCAATAGCCGCTTCAATCTCGGGTTTCTGAGGTTGATTTCGCTTCGACATAGCGTCGGCTTTGAGGGTCACCCATTGTTGGTACAGCATCTGTACTTCGCTCATAGGAATCTCATTGCGCTTCTTGTAACGCTCACGTTTGACAAACATATATTCGATATAAGCAACGATTGCTCGCAGGTAATATTCTGGTACCAATGGGACATTATTTTGGTCTACAGGCATCCCGTAGTAACGCAGTATGACCCTATCAAAGCCGTTGCTTAGAATGGTTGTGCTAAAAATTAGGTTGCTTCCCTGCCGACTAACAACGTAGTCTTTGTCGTACATTGTTTGGTCGTCATCTGGAACATTGACCCAATAATTTGAGTCAAAGAGAGGGTAATTCACCGGGCCATTTGCGCCTTTTTGTATGGCAATGGAGTCAATGTATACGCAAGCATCGGGGATTGGGAAATAATTGAATGGCGACGTAATGATTGTGCCAGTCGTATTTGTCAGGTTTAATGTTGTAAGACCAATGTCCCTTAACCCTTGAAATGCCCATTCATAGAATAAAACACGATACCTATCGTTTTCCATCCCCATGGCAATAGCGGCACTTGATACCACCTGATCTATGGTTACTGTATTGTTCATTGCTCTTTAGCTTGTTCTAAATTGGATGATTGGTAAAATTCGTTCTCACGGATAGATATCCCTGCCAATTGCAGTGCTCTAAACAAAAGCTCGTTATGGAACATTGCATCAATTTCTGGATTCACTATTGGAGCCGTTACACTGATAGATCTTGGGAAAACAATTGCCTCCACAAGGAATGAACTACCAGTAACAGTTGTCGCCGGGAAGAACTCAATTTGTCCAAGGCTTGTAGTTCCAGTTGTCCCAGAAGGATACGAAGAAACCGTGTAAATAGCATTTCTATTGCTATTTGATGTTGCGGTGTTGAATGTCCTTAAGTTCCCGTAAATGTTTGCTGCCGACTTAATCGTCCTAACTCTTTTGGCGCTAACATAATTCGTAGAGCCAGTTGAGCTTTGTGCCATAAAATTGACTATCTTGTATACAGCGGTACTTCCAGTTGTCAGAATCGTGTTGAGCGATGCAAATGTTACCGTTGTGACTCCACTTGTTACTCCTGTAACTGATATGGTTCTCAACAATGTACCAATGCCCTGCTGAAATGCGTCCTCACGGCTGAAATCAAGAGCATCGACATCTTTTCGGTCCTGCTTCTTTGATGGGAAAAGAACCTCGTCTACAATGCTTAATTGGGCCGTATTGAAGAAGTTGTTCTTTTCGGCATCAGTAAAGTATGGAGAACCAACTTTGTCGCAAATGAGGTCAAACCTCGCACTTAGTTCTGCTGCTGTCATTGGGTGTTGCTATCTTTTGTTTAACAAATGATTCTACATATAGGTTCAAGCAAAAGGGGGCCGAAGCCCCCTATGTAACAACTTGCTCAAAAGTTATATGCCTATCAATTCCATATTAAGTTGTCGTCCTCACCAACAGTCAACACTTGACCAGCAGTTCCTACTCCTAGGTTCTTCCAGTTAGTCCCATCCCAATACTTGATATCTCCCTTGGCGTCTCCATTGCTGAAGCCTGGACCGGCGGGGCCTTGCGCTCCTGTATTTCCTGTTGGGCCCATTGGACCTGTGAGTCCAGTCGGACCCTGTGCACCAGTCGCTCCTGTATCTCCTTTGTCACCTTTTGCTCCAGCTGCACCAGCAGGGCCACGCTCCCCAGGAACTCCTGTGTCACCCTTTGCCCCAGTTGTGCCAGATGGGCCTTGAGCCCCTGGGTTTCCCTGATTACCTTGAACACCTTTTACAGCTACTGGACACCACCATTGGCTGCAACTCTCTTCTGTAGGTATGTTGCCCTGATTGTTACCGTTCTGGGAAATAAAACTGCTACCAAAAGGTGTGTAGTACACAACATCGTTTTTTGCGTACACATAATTTGGGTCCCAAATGCCAGTCCACAACATTCCCGGAGGACCAAGCTGTCCAGGGGCTCCTTGGTTGCCTTGTGGCCCAGGAGGGCCAGCAGGACCCGTGCTTCCGGATGCTCCCGGACTCCCAGACGCTCCAGTAGGTCCCGCAGGACCCCTGGTGCCATTCTCCCCAACCACTCTTCCCGCATTGACCAATCGGCCACTGATAAAGCGTAGAATCAAGTCGTTCTGCTGGATGTAGGCCGTCTCTATCTCGTCAAGCTGTACCTGCGGAACAACTACCTGTGGCGTTTGAGTAGCCAAAAACTGGGCCACCCTTTCGGAAGAAGATCCCACATTTGCCGCTATTTCAACAGGGCTCGCATCCGGGTACCTTTCTCGGTACCTCAAGATGCGTAGCTCTGTATCCGTAAAGGTTGACGACATTATTGTTGTTGTCTCTTAGGTTTTGCGTATTTGTTCAAATCACTCATTGACACGCTTGGTTGATCGACATGATCGGGCTCTTTGGTTTGAGCCTGTGGCTCTTGCTTTTCCGTGTCAATAAATCCGATACGGCTTTCAATCATCTCCAAGACCTCTCTTTCATTGGTCAACTTGCCAATTACAGAGTCTTCATCAATGCCGAGTGTGTAAGATCCAAACCTGTATACACCATCACTATTTGAGATAACACCTTTGCCTATGGCTGTACGAACTAAATGTCGCATTCTAGCCTCCTTGTTGGGCACATTATAGGCCTTCATAAACTCTTGTGGGCGTGATTCTGCAAATGAAAGGATAGCTTCAAATGCTAAAGTTTCTCCCTCTGATTCGTCAAAGAACAGGCCGCATAGAGAGGCTACCTCAAACAAACGCTTGCCTTTCAGTTCAGATGCAAGCGTAAGAACTTTTGCGTTAAACAACTTGTCCTCAATACGCTTTTGTGATTCAACCTCTGGCTGAAGCCTGTAGAACAATGTTTTACCATTAAACCAAGGTGATTCCGGATTGTTCGGGTGGTTTTCTAGGAAATCCAACAGCTCCTTGTTTGACCTGTGAACCGTAAAAGGTTCATCTAAGTTGAAATGAAAACGCTTGTACCTTGTTCTTCCATCCGGAAGAATGGTTTCAACAAGTCGGTGGACTTGACCATCTAGGGTCCTGTATTCTGAAAAATGAAAGCTTCCTCCGTTATTTGGCTTAAGAAGAAACATCACGAAATCTTTGGATGAAATTGCCATAGTTTTTAAAATTTAACACAATAACACAACTTTAATCCAATAGTTCCAAAAAACAAAAACCCCCGCCTTTCGGCGAGGGTTTCTGCACATAGAACCGCTGTCTTTACGCAGCGTACAGCAGGCCGTGGTTGTTGGCCGCGCGGAGTTCTACACCAATGGACGAATAGAAGTCCACAGTGAAGCCATCCTTACCGTTAGAGCGCTCAACACCGGTGCCGCTTTCGGGGCTGGTGATACCGCTCTGTACGGTGCGACGGAACTCAAGGCTCTGTCCGAGGAGGTCTTGCTTATAGCGCAAGTTGATGAGCGGATTACCGCGATCATCGGTACCCATGTTCAAGAACAACATCGCCTTATCCCAGTTGATACCGCTAGATACAGGAGTTGGGAACAACGCCTGGTTAGCGAATGGGTAGTACAACACGAAGTTCAGGATTTTGTCCATAAACTTGTACTGAGTGATGTTGATGCCGGTCATAATGCCAGCGCCAGAGAATGTTCCGAAGCTGATACCGCCATTCAAGGTGTAGTCGCGCAAGGCGAACTGAGCGTCAGCAAAGGCTTGGCTACCGCAAAGAACGGTGAACTCGTTTCCGGAGCTGTTCAAACACATCAAACGAACTTGCTCGGCAAGGTCTGACTCTGCGATAGCAGAAGAATAGGTACCAACTACGCCCCCAGCGGTGATCTTAGGAATGATACCGTTACCAGCTAAACGCCCACTAAACACGTTACCAGTGGTGCCGGTTGTGCTAGCTTTGGATGTCAAGATGTACATCTCGCGGTCCATAGCCATTTCCTGCATGGTCTCCATCTCGTTGATGTAGTAATAGGACCACTCGCTCTCAGACTTCTTCACATACTTCATGTTAGAACCCTGCGTTGTTGAACACGTTACTGCTCGACGCATAATGGCCAAATACTCGTTGACTTGAGCTTCTTGCCATACGCGACCAGAAGGAGAATCTGAGTACTCGGTCTGAATGTTGAACACATGCGAGAAACGCTGCCCTGTTGCTAGGGCAGACGTGAATGAGCCTCCGTCAACCGTTTGAACAGCAATCTGACCACTAGCCGTTGTTGATGTAACAGTACTAGCCGTTACAACAGCCAAGTCGCCTCCTTCAAACCTAACCACGTCACCAGTCAACAAGGGCGTTCCAGAAACAGTACTAGTCACGTTAATCGTGGCGGTAACAACTGACCCTGTACCGCCAGTTAATGCTAAAATGGTGTAAGGGTTACGGAACTTACCTTTTTCAAACCAACTGAAAACGTCGTTGCCGACAACAGGAGATTTACGACCAATACGATTCAAAAGAGTCGTGATGGTGTATTGAGGAAAACGATAAGTGATGTAATCACTAAAGTCGGGTTTTTGGATGTTCCCGAAAACATATTGGGAGCTAACGTTCCCAGCGTTTACTGCACCCGTTACCGCTCCTGGAGGGTTATTCGGGTTACCTGTATTAATGTAAGCCATGTCTTTTTAAAGAATTAAAGGTTTTAGAATAGTGGTTTTTCACCTTTCATAAGCCTTTCAACTTCAGATTCTACGATTGACAATGCCTTCCGTGGGGTCGTACTGACAACATTGGTTGTCTTTGGTTTCTCCACATTGGACAGATTTTGGATTACCGATGCTTTCCCTGAGTTCTTAGCACTGCGTGTCGCATACTCAAGTACTTTGTCGAACATTTCCAGTTTATAGGCGCTTTGCACCATTTTAGGAAAATCCGGCTCTCCGTTGGGCTTCAAGAAGTGCTTAATTTGAAACTCAGTCGCTTTGGCTTTGTCGTTATAACTTGTCAACATCTTCTCGATTTTGGCCTTGTCGTGGTCCTTGACTACAACACGGTCAACCCGATCTACGCTGTTTATCGCCTTACGCAAACTCTCATCATAAGCTTTCTGATGTTGTTGAGCCTGCATGGCGATAGCCTGCTTCTGAGTCTCTTGTTGCACCTTGAGGTCCTTTCGTATCCTCTTCGCGTTAAGGCGAATTTGGGTCTCGTCAAGGGAGGCGATGTAATCATTAAGCTCTTCCTTTGTATCAAAGTCAGATTGCAACTCATACGACAAAAGGTCCACATCGGGGATTCCATCGTAATCGTAAGAGGAGAGACCGAGGTAACTTACCCAATCTCCACCCTGCTTCATGATTTCATTAGCCTCTCGAATCGTGTCATTGGCGAAGACAGTTTTGGAAGACTCTTTCGCTTCTTCCAACTCGCCTTTGATTTGCTTGAACTTGGTGACGAAGTCATCTTGACTTCTGATGTCCTCAAATCCGAGCTCCTCAAAAGTGCCTCGGTACTTACTGACAAAATCGTCAGGCTTTACCTCGGTGCCCTCGTCAAGATCGATGTCGAAACTAAGATCTTGGTTAGAGTTCTCATCTGCATTAACACTTTCAGAATTACTTTCGTTTGCCGGTTCGTCGTTTTCTTGATGTTGTCCTTCTCCCGGATCTACGAATTGTTCCTCTTGTGAGGCTTCGTTTTGTTGAGCTGGTTGCTGATTGTTAATCCCTAAGGAGTTTAACGCAACTTGTTCGTTCTCTTGCTCTCCAACAATAGGAGGCTGATGGCCTTCGTTTAGTTTTTCGAAAGCCAAGTTATCGAGTTCTTCTGACATAAATTATTGGGGTTTTTGTTCTTTGAGGGCTTCAAGTATTAACTGAAAATTCTGCTCTTGTTCCTTCTTAAGCATATCAAGCTCGGCTTGTTGTTGCATCGTCTGGCTCTTAAGCTGTTCTCTTAACACCTGAAGCTCTCCTTTGTTCCCGGAACGAGCCCTGTCTACCGCAATTTGTGTTTCGGTATCGCCAGCAATCTTTTGTTGTTGTAGTTGCTGTGCCATCTGGGCTTGTTGAGCTGCCATCTCTTGTTGCTCGGCATTCTTCCTGTCCACAAGGGCCAAGAACTTCTTGACGCCCTCTTTGGTATCGGGAGTGTACAACAAAATCATTGCCTCCGCTAGGCTGACGCCGTTTGCTTGAACAGCAGTCATCACCATGCTCTCAAACTTCTGACGGTTGTTCATAATGTCGTCAGAATTGATCCTCACAAAAATGCCGTAGTCCTGCAATGGAACGTCTTCATCTATCTCAAGAGCGTCAATGTTTATCTGAGCCATTACCGGCTCATACTGCTCTTTGATGAATGGGAAGATGGTCTTAATGTAGTTGGCGTACTTTTGAAGTATCTCGTTTTCAAATATCTCAAAGGCCTTGTTCAAAGGCTGTGTAATCAAGCTACTTTGAGTCACAGCCATCTGTGAAACTCCTACCAATGAGTCGGCTTTTTGGAAGCCCTGCCTAGCATCATTGATCCCGGAGATCTTGTCAATCTCCATATCGATATAACTAGCCAGGTTTAGGTAAAGCGTGATTGAGTTGGATATGCCCGTGTCAATGGTCGGGAATGGGTTACCAGCTGGGGGGACGCCCTCTTGTCCGCTGCTTGTGAAAGCAATACCGGCAGTCTTGAGGTAGTACATCACATCCTGCAACTGCAAGTTGTCTGGTTTAAACCTCAAGTCATAGATAAATCCCTTACGACCAGCCGTTGACATTTCTTGCTGTATCGTGTACATGATCAGGTCTTTAAACTCCTGCAATGCAGACATCTCTTCGACCTTGGATACACCCCTAAAGTTTACGTACTGAGGGCATATGATTGTGTAGCTGTACTCGGCTCTAACCGGGTTATCTACCTTGTCACGGACGATGTTGTTCATTTCGCCCCACTCTTTGACGATACTTGACCCAATGAGCGTGGCTTTGCGGATTGTTTCAATGTTCCGCTCCTCAATCTTGGCTCCGGCTTGTTTCTCCTTGTCTGTGAGCTTGGTCTTATCGTCTTTGCCAAGAATCTTGACGTGTTCTCCTCCGTATTGGTCCACGGTCACCTTGGCTCTCACTTGACGGATATCGCGCCATTCAGCATAAAACACCAAGCACATAAACTGGTTGTTGATCGTTATGTATGGCAACAAAAAGTTGCTCCCGTTTTGAGAGTAACCACCCCAAAGCCAAGAGCCTTGGTCAAATCTTACTTTGTCGAGCTCTTCAAGCGTCAACCCGTAAGTGTCGCAAACCTCCGTTACCGGGGCATATCTCCATTCGCCAACAAATGACGCTGTGCTGAAGCTATCGTCAAAGACATAAGGGTCAATGATGATGTACCTAGGGTCAACCCTTCGGATGTGGGGTCTTCCGTATCGCAATTCATGTTTGCCAACGGCCCGACCTGTAATGAGGATGTCCCTCCAAAAGGAAAGCCTGGTTTGGACATACTTGTTTCTCTCTATCTCGTATTTCAAGATAGAATCCATAGCCCTCTCAATGGGCTCCTTGTAGGAGGATTGCATATACAAATCCAACTCCTCTTCAGAATACGGAACAAAATCCGGATCCTTAACCTGCAATAGCTCCCCAGATGGGTCAATCTGAGGAATGATGGACATCATAATCTTATCAGCAATGATGCTAGAGCGCTTTTTCATTTTCCGTGACACAGCGTCACGATTTAAGGTCTTGCAGCTTACATCCAGTTTTTGGACGGCTACCTCACCTTCCAGCAGGTTAATCTTGTTGCGGATCTTGTTAAAGTTAATCCACAAAGCCGGTAGGCTCCTTCCGTTGTAGTCCTTCTGTAAAAAGTCGAATTTTTTCGAAATGTCGTAGTCCCCATTGTAAAAATTCATACTCCTGTCCATAGCGATGTACAGGTTGGGGATGTATCCATTGGCAACAGTTTGCCCCAAAATAGCCAAGATGGCCTGCTTGTGGTAGTCTTCGCCTTTCTTGCTATCCTCTACCCACATATTGGGGAATGTGGTCTGTATGGCTGTTGCGCTCATTTACGTTGTAGTTTTCCGTCTTTACTCATAACGTAGTCCAACCCTGCAAAAAGATTTGAATCCGTCTTTTTTCTTAACAAACGACTTTTGGATGCCGTTCGTAAATTAATCAAAGTTAGGCCCCAAGCGTCAACCCTATCGTACTTTCTTTTCTTGTTATTCGGGCTGTAATTGCACATATCGGACAACAAATCAACGAAGTGGTACTGCTCAATGTTAGCATTTACATCATCGTCTATCAGACCAACCATCTGATCCTTAACTAGTTCGTCCATATAGATGCCGTACTCGATGGTGGTTCCGGGCCGCATAAGCTTACCCACCTTGTTCGGCTTCTTGGCTAAATACTTGTGGAGCATCCTATCTTCAAAATAAGATATCATCCGTGCTCTGTTTCTTTCAATGAGAACCGTGCAAACAGTGTATTTGCTGTAGTATTCCAGCGCTAGAGCGCATTGCTCGTAAGCCTCGTTCATATCCTTTGGTTTGTCCGTATACTGCATAATGGCTCCATTTTCCACAGATTCGGAGTCGTAAGACGCCCCTTTGGCAATAAAAAAGGATAGGTCAGAGCCTACGCCACCATCTTTGGCGCCATCCGTAGGGTCACACCCGGCCGCATAGATGCACCCCTTCTTCGGCTCCTCAATAATCATGATTGGTCCGTCCTCCTTGGGGATGAAGACCACATTGTCGTTTGACTTTCTGAACAAGCCACGCTTGGTCATTGAAGGGTTGTTGTCTAAATAAGCAATTCTGTTGTTAATCAACTCCGTGTCAAAGGGCGATTCACCCACTTGAATAAACGCTTCCTCTGGCTCAAGTGGGTACTGAACAATAAAGTCGTAGTATCGGCGCATCGATTGGCGCTTCTTCTTCTCCCTTTCGTTTAAGATGTACTTTATCCCTTCAATGACGTTCTCGTTACCGAGGTCGTCGTCAATCATAAACCCGCTCCACCCGGCAGCGAAGTATCTTATGAGTCCATAGCCTTCAGCTCCATACCAAAATTCTTTTAGGTCATCCCCATTCTCGTTGGCATCCCCGGCGGTCCCTGCCAATATAGGCACTCCCTTCCTTGTGATACCATCATCGTCAGCCAATGCCGGCTCGGTGTAAGACCAGTTCTGCTTGAGCTGTCCAGGCATCCATTTGCCAGGCTCTTCATATACCACCAACCGCATACCGGATCCCTCAAAAGCCGTTGGCTCGGGGGATCTTCCAAATATCACGGAGTTTATGCCTACCTTTTTGACATTTCCGTCCTTGTCGCGAATCTTCTTGGCTAACTCCAATCTTGACGCTGAGTTACCAGCCATTGATGTGGCACGAAGAAACTGGGGCAGATTGTTGTAACCCGTCTTGAGGACATCGTTCATAAACTTCTTCATGTCCTCCTCAGTCTTGGATGTAAAGCCTATTTCCGAATAAGGGTTATGGATAGCCGTGGTGTACATCGCGTTGGCTAGGCTGTAAGACTTACCCCACCTTCGTCTACCCACCAATATGACTCCCTTCCCCAGATTCCCCGGGTACAGGTCTGATTCTCCATAGAGGCACGACTCGATTAGATTGAACATCTCGGCGTTGCACCTGCGAAACTCTGGGGATATAAGTCCACCGCTCTTTGACTTCATCTTCCAGAAGTAGGTGTACATATACATCATACCACAGATCCCGTCGTGGCCATACCTGGTGCGCCTAATCTGCTCGTTCTCCCACCTTGATTGGTCTGTTTTATTGGAGAATTCGGGGATTGTTAGGTTTGTTTTTTTGTAAGTAGACCTGTTGATGTCGCCTATCTTGTCCAAATAATACCTAACCCTTTGGTCAATATCCGAAGATTGATTGAACAAATACTCGACTAACTTTTGCTTCATGCGTAAAAGTTATCAATGGAAGACATTTCGTCGGCATCATCACTTGGCGCCGCGTCAATGTTTAGTTCATCGTTTATGAGGAGCTCAATGGCTTTCCGTTGCTTAGTTAACTCAATAAGCGATGAAGACAGCTTCTTGATCGCATCGGCCTCCAATTCATAGGCCGACTTAAGCCTCTTGCGTATCTCTGTGAGGGCTGATTCCAACGCGTCCAAGGACTCTCTTTCCGGGCCAATACCCTGCAAGTCTTGGTAGGCCTGGATGTATTGGTCCATCTTCTCGGACCTTATCTCCCCAACGCTCTCAAGAGCCCGGGAATACCTCTGCTCTTGCGGTAGGTTTTTGTAGGGGGACTTCCAGTCTGCGTAGATGGCAACGAACTTGAACTCGTCCGATGTGATGCCTTTAAATTGTGGTAGAATGGATATGTGAGGATTGTCCTCAAATACGTTGTTTTTACTTATCTTAAATAGCATGCACTATTAACCAAGAAAACAAGATTCCGTTTCCTTAAAATGTTTGAGTGCGTATTGCTAATGCCCTAAGAGCAGTTGTTTTAAAAGTATTGCTGGCCGCACTCACACCGTTAACCAAAAACTGAACGCGAGTTCCAGAATTGGCCGTCCCGTTGTCATTGGATGACCAAAAGTAAGTTGTAGTCGGTATGCTAGTCGTGTTAATAAACGTTCCAATTTGTGGTTGCCATACATTATTAGCAATTTCCAATAAGGCATCCCTTGTTGGCAAAACCCAGTCACTAAAGCCCGACTCAGTCAAACCATCAGCCCAAGTAGCGGCTGGAGTAGCTATTATGGCATTTAATCCGAATGCAATAATGGCCGCAGTATTGACCGCGCTAAAAGACGCGTTGGATGTTGTATTCGCGTTTATTCCTACAACACTTAAGGTTGACGCAGAAAACGTATATGTCGCAGTCATTGGATCAACATCTGCAACTACATAGGCCGTTCTTGTTGAATAATCAACCTTAAACACAATTCCACCAAAAGCCACTGATCCAACATCAATCAACCCTTGTGTAGGCCAAGAAAGAACATTAATCTTGGTGTTTGTAAGTATTCCATCTGCATTCGTAAATCCAGTTCCCTGCGTAACGATTTGAATAGACGATGCGCCTTCAGTCGCTGTTGCCTTAATAATAGGAATCGGAGAACCCGTTGGAGCACTAGCAAAAACTGAAGCATTGTTTAAAACAATGCCTGTAGGGAAAGCAATGTCATAAGTCCCCGTACTGCTCCTTGTACCAGTTACATCTAATACGCTTAGTCCTACATTGCTGTAAACCTTGTTAATTACAGGATCCGTTGCTCCAGACTGAGTTAGCTCAAAATTGATAAAACTGAAAGGAGAATCATTGGACCTTGATTCAACGATAATGCTGCTTTGAGTTTTTGCTGTAGTAAAACTTACTGGAGCGCTGGCTGGCTGGTTCATCACCACCAGTGTTAAATTATCGGAAGTCGTGAGCGTGAGCTGACTTATATAAGAAGAGTTAACCAAAACTTCCCCGTTATCAGAAGGCCACGCCGAAGATCCAGTCTTTGTTGGGATTCCAATAGACACAAATTCCCCAAGGCCTTGCGAGAATTTTCCTGATTTAAAAGACTTAATAGTATCACTTGATACCCTTAAGTTGCCATTTGTGAACACCACTGCCGTCTTGTTGGTCTGCGTGGTATACATATAGACAATCTGTGACGCGTTAATTGCGCAAGGAGAATCATAGACTCCATTAGCTCCAATGAAGTTGAAGTAGATTAGTTTTGCGCTCATTTTAGCTTAATATTGAAGAAAGTGAAGCCGTTGAAGCTAATACAATGTTGTTTGGCGTATCTAACCTAATTTCTGTGATAATGCTAGATACTGCGCTATAGAGCGTGTTTGTGTCCCCTGATGGAAGCGTTTGAGCCGACTTGATGAATTTCTTTGAAATGATACATCCGGAAGCTCCAGACGCCAAAGTGTATGGAATGCTTGTCCTATTGTAATCAATGAAATTTAAAGCAAAAGGAGCAGACATTACTCTGAGCGCGTTGCTTCCAGTAACAACTGTGTTCAAACCGCTTGGTTCTAGAGTCAAGGTAAAGTTGTAAAGTTTGTCCCTAAAGATGTACTCAACCCTTGAAGATCCACCTCCAGTCGTGTTTAGGAACATCAAGGAGATGTTCTCGTAATTAAAGTAGAACCCTGTGTTGTTCCCCACTGGAGCATCTTCCAGCGTACCAGTTACGGTGCCCGAGGTGACAGTATGCGTAGTTGCCGTAAGTGCATCGTAAGATCCAGTTGTAATCGTGCAAACCCTTTCAGCGCACACATCGGCGTCGTAGAACTCAAGGAACCTAGATCCGGAAGCAACACCTGCACCGGCATAGGCCCACTTAAAGTTGTTTGAAGAAATGGCTCGCTCTTGGTAGGTAATACCCGTCACAGCAACGCCGTTGTTGTTTAATACTTCTGTAAATCTGATTGTAGTAGCCATATTTGGTTATTCTGAATCAATAACAAGAATAACCGAAACATAGTTCACTCCGAGTCGTCCAATCCGTAGATGTCGTCAAAGTCCTCGTCCAACTCGATAATGGCGCCAACCATCGTGAGCAACTTGTCGCAGTACTCCTCATCCTCCCAGTCAATCATCCCGAAGTAGCACACAAAGCCCAAGTCATCGTAGTTCGCCACAGTAAACATCTTGTTCTTCGCGTCGTAGTCCCTGATCTCCCCAAATTGGAAGATTGAGTACCGGTCGTCATCGTGCTTGATTACCTTGTGGGTAGCACTTCGCCAATAACCAACCCCTGGGTCACCATCCGAGAGCCAGGACTCATTGACGTATTCAAACCCGTAGTTCCCCAAGATCGCGTCTTCAATTCCTTCTTCTCTCATTTTTCAGTATTTTATCCTTGTATTCACTCTTCCTTAAGATCATCCGGTAAGCCCTCTCGTAGAACTCGAGGTCCTTGTCCATAAGATCTCTGTAAAGATAATAGTCTTTCCCAATTAAATACGCCCCATGCGCGATTTTAATGTCGTGGAAGTCTACCCCTGCACAATGCGAGTAGTAATCCTCCATCATCTCCACAATAACCCCGGGGTGATGGATAACCTTGCTGTTTCTCATACCCCAATAACCATGCGGCATCACAATCGTTCCATTAAGAGGTCCCCGGATAAAAACTTACTCCTATCCCCCACAAAAGCCAATTTATGGTTAATCAACCACTCCTTGCCCGCCTTGACAACCAATCCATCCCTCACCAATGCTTTGAGCGACTTGTGGTAGGTCGACCTATCCGGAGCCTTCATCAACCTGATCTCACACCAGTCCTTGTATGCCTGATAACTCAATTTAAGCTCCCTAGAGCCACTCTTTAGCCTGGAGAGTACGTGCATAGCCAACTGAAATTCGGATGGCTTAAAACCCACCAGAAGGTCTATAGCGGGCAAAAACAACTTGACGAACCTACCCCGGTCCCAAACCGCGTTACCAACGACACTTATTCGCTCATCCGATAAAAACTGCTCCCCAGTCTCCACATCCACCAACTCCCTCTTCCTTGAAAATCTTGCCATACCCCAAATATAACCTTAAATTGGTGAACATGTTCCCCAAAATGTGGCCAAACTAACCACACTTTTGGTTTATTTGGCCACTTTATCACTTTTTGATAGGGTAAAAAACGCTGTTTTTGATAGCGTAGAGGCACATTTTTGAAGCAACAAGAATTTCCCTCTATATAAATATATAGATATGTGGATCCCCCTATCGTCATATCGTAAAACCGTCATATCGTCAACCATATTTTTGTCAAAAAAGGTATAGCTATTCGTTTTGTATCCGTATTGTCAGCCTAAAGCTGACAATATAACTACGAAACATAACCGGTTACCACCTGTAACCACTCAATGCCCCCTGTATGACCCAAAATGTACCCCCATTGTGCCTTTTAAGGCACATTATGTCGGAATTATCCCGAATTAGTGCTGAAAATGTGACATGTTTGGTTGCCGTGTCACTGACACTGTAAGCTAATCCGATCCTGAATGTCCAGTTTTTATGCTAATTTACTGGACATCGTATCAGCTACGTCAGCCTGGAGCTGACGGTGTTACCATGGAAAAATGAGGTAGGTGTAAATTTTTGATAGGTGTAAATATTGGCTTTACCCCAAATTTATTAATTAGGATTTCCAATCGGAAAACACCCTCCCCCCATAACACAAGTTACATAAACAATCCATTAGTCATAAATGCATCTGTTGTTACAACACATTGTACAGGATTAGCATTGTTACTAACATTAATTACATCGTCTTGCTATCTATCGTAATTCATAACATATCTTACACAAAAGGTAAAATGAACATTGGTGTAATCATTGTTATATAACATATTGTACAGCATATTGCTCTACTTGTTTTGGTGAATATGAATTGAGCAATGTTATATAACATATTGTACAGTATATGTGATGATGATATTTCATAACATATTTTACACTAAAATTGGTTTGCTATCAAAAATGTAATTCAATGTAGCATTGTTATAACAAATGATGATTTTATTGGAGCAAAACTGATGGAAGGGAAATCTTATAACATATCTTACACAAAAATGTAGTTTTGATTTTTTGGAGGGAAAATTTGTATTGTGTTGTAACAATGGCATCCCTCACTTGACCTTTCATAGGCTCTATCGTTTTCATAACACATCTCAACAAAAATCCAGGATATGCTACATTGTGTAACATTGATTACATTTTGTTTGGTGTTTTTAAGTAAAAATGATTTTCCGTAACACATCTTACATTTTTTGGGTTGAACCGTTAAACTTGATTTTCATAACACATCTTACATTATTTGCATTTTTTATTTCGCATTGATTTTTCATAACACATCTCACATTATTTTGACAAATTTATTTTCTTTGATTATTTGTAACACATTTTACACAAAATTGAGCAAAGCCTGGAAATTTAGTTTTTCGTAACACATCTTGAATAAAGTTGAGCAAATATCTTGCAAAAATCTTGTAGCATTGTTACAACACATTATTAATTCTACTGCATCGTTTATCCGAGGTTTATTCCGTAACACATTACGACAAAAGTGTACCATAATATACTTTTTGGTTATTTCGTAACAAATCTTACACTAAATCGTGTATACTACATTTTGTAGTCAACTCGTAACACATCTTACACAAATGTCGGATATACTGTACTAATTGAGTATTCCATAACAAATCTTACACAAAGGTATACTATAATATACTTTTTGGGATGTTTCGTAACATTAAATACAATTTTTTGGTCTAAACTGTCTTAATGTATCATTTTTTCAAAACTAAAAAAGCCCTATTAAATAGCGTAAAGGGGATAAAAAAAATAAATTTGGTAAATTGGATTTTCTTTTTTATCTTTGCTTACTTGCAAATGTCGTGATGACTTCAATTAGTGCAAGTTTGTTCTTTATTTATTGTTAGGAAATCGTCTAAAATTTAGCATTGTTTACTCAATGTTAGGGGATATGGACTTCAACCTTAAAAGTATATTATAGTATACTTTTATTGTATTGTGTTACGGCAAACTGCCGTAATTTAATTTTAACCTAATAAATTAACACAAAATGAAAATTAGCCCACTAATCAGAAGTCTTGTAAACAAATTCCTTAATGTATCGTCCGTTAAAAGTGCGGTTGATATAACAAAGATTAAAGAACTATTGACCGAGGACACCAACCTTCGTAACAATAGGTTTGATAATCTTTGTGCTTTGTCTGTTCAGTGTTATAATTTCAAAAAGTTTTGGAGTTTAGCCACAACAAAGCAATTAAGAAAAGACCATAAGTGCGATATAAAAGTAGAGGACGCAATTAATGTTATATTTGGATATAACAAAGCGTATTTTTACCGACTCGCCACTATGGGTGAAATCGTTGTTATGAAACCAAACTTGGTCGTAAAGTTTAAGAATCAAAACCAAGAGACAAGTGGGGAATATGTTATGGACGCCCTCACATTCAACGCCTTTGCGAAAGAAGGCAAACTGAAAGTGAAGCAACAACCACAACCACAACAACAACCACAACAAGACCCACAACAACCACAACAAGACCCACAAAACGATGAGTCTGATGTTACGGGAACACAAAATTCAAGTAGTGTTACGGAACAAAAAGACGAAATTGTGTTTCATTTGTTATGCGAAGGCAAGGAATTCATTGTTACGAAACATTCCAAAGGTGGATATATTACACAAACCAAAGGAATTCATCTAAATGAATTAAAGCCATTCATAACAAAGTATGCGACAAAAGAAATGCAAGATTTGTTACGAACTTACAACAAAGAACTTGCATTTGGTGTTACGAGAAACGTCAAAGGTGTACTGCAATTACCAACCGCAATAACCGATGGACAGAAAACCATAACACAAAACTCGTTAGCCTGTTACAAATGGTAATGTAACACAAATTAAAGCCCGACCTTTATGGTCGGGTTTTTTTTTACCCTAATTTTTCTATAACACATTATACACAAAACAC